AACGGAATAACCTGTTCAATGACCGATGGTTACGACTGCTACCAGAATGCGCTGGCTGAGAGAATAAACGGGATACTGAAAAATGAGTTTTTACTCTCGCGTCCTGCAGACCTGGCGCAAGCGCGGGAAATAGTAAAAGAGTCCGTGGCAATTTATAACCATGAACGGCCACACCAGGCCCTGAAATACAAAACGCCCGATGATGTTCATCAGGCGTTTTACAGACAAAAAACTGTCAACCTATATCAGGACTAGTCAGCATAATCACTCATTCGATTATCACAGCGAGTTAACCATGAAAATTAAACAAAAAATTGTTAATACCTTTGTGAACTCAACCAATGAGTGGAACATGGCCATGCACAATGCCATTGAAAGAAAGGTATTTGAAGGATTTGAAAGGACATTCCCTAATGGGTTAAAAGACCCTGCTGAGACCGGTGAAAGAATAGAATCAATGCGTGCATTCTATTATCAGCGCATGATGAATACCGCATCACTTTTGCTAACTGGTGCGTCGCTAATCATTGCATTAGTTGCCTTGGTTGTAGCTCTGATATCAATTCACTATGCATAAGGATCGTATTCGGTCAACGCCTTACCCTGCTGGCTTTGCTGACCTGGTATATTCATACGTTTCGACACCGGGAAAGCAAACGTCAGCAGCAGCGCGTCACCCTTGCCAGGTGAGCGGCCTAACCGTTCTTTGATGTCTTCCTTCGGTTCAATGACTATCTTGCCGTCCACTCTGACCTTGTACTCTGCCGCCGACAGGTCATCAGCCGTCTCCTGGTCATCCAGCGCACCACCAATTTTCAGCCACGTTTTGCAACTGTTGAACATCTCGCCGCGCTTATTGAGCATCTGCGGATCGGTGGAACCTCCGCCGAACGGTATCAGTTGCCAGGAACGGCCCCAGCCGTCACCGATGGACTTCAGCCCGGTACCGTAACCGAAATCAATGAATACAGCGTCAGCCTGGTACTGGTCCTCAAAGTCGGCGATACGCTTCGCCATAATCAGATCATCGGTTGTCTTGTTGCCTGTCCAGAGCACTTTGCTGTGCAGACCTTGCCGCAGGTATATCACCGCATCATCCACACCGGAATAAGCTGGGTCGACGCCGATAATCACCGGAGCGTGCGCCACCTGCGCAGCGGTCACTACGCGCTTCATCGCCTCGTCAGTAAGTCCGGTCGGGATAAACTGGAGTTCAGAAGCGTCAGGGAATATCCCGCGCACACGGACTTTCACGAAGTCGCTTTCCTCGCCGTAGTCGTCCACCCATTTTTGCAGTTGCTGCTTGTTGGTGCCCTCCACGGTGCGGGAATCAATCTGCGCACACTTCCATCGGTGTTTATACTTGCGGAAACATTCACGGAAACGCCCGGTGTTACGCGTTGGGTTCCCGAACGCTACCCAGATAATTTCGGTGTCTTCGTCCGTAAGCGCACCCTCGGCAACCTCCCACACCAGATCGGCAATGTTTGAGGCTTCATCGAATACGACGATGATGCGCTTACGCTCGTTGTGCAGCCCGGCAAATGCCTCGGTGTTGTGCTCAGACCATGGGATTGCGTCAGCGCGCCAGCGTTTGTCGTGACCTGGATCGTTGCTGTACATCGCGGTGGCGGTGCAGGTGAACCACTCTTTGGTGATAGCCAGGTTCGACCATTTGATGATTTCAGGCCATGTTTTGGTACGCAACTGGTTATCGGTGTTGGCGGTCACCACTACCTTGCAGTCTTCACAGGTCGACATGCCCCAGTTAATCAGCATCGAGATGAAAGCGGATTTACCGATACCGTGACCGGAGGCCCGGGCAATCATCAGCGGCTGGTGACGTGTTGCGGGGTTCTGCAGGTGATCCCGTATCTCTCTGAATGCGTCAGCCTGCCATTTTCGCGGACCTGTAGCATGCGCCAGCTCTGTTCCCTCTTCGCCCCACGGGAACGCATACAGAGAATAGCCCAGCGGGTCATACGTGAACCCAGCGATATCCTCGACGAGCTGTTCTTCCGGCGACATGGCTGCGGCTGTCATTCTTCACCACCAGCCTGTTCTTTGACACGACGTCTGGCCTTCGCCATGCGGTCAGCAATCGTGACGGTACCGGAAACTTCCAGGCGCTCTTTGAACGCGTTGACGTCGACGTGCTTACCGATAAGCTCAAGGTTCTTCACCTTGTCAGGCCATTTTATTTTTTTGAGGATTGTCTCTATCGAGGTCTCATCCATGTTCATGATGGTCGATGACAGGTCGAAACCGCTCAGCGTGGTGCGCCATATCTTCGGCCACTCGCGGATCGGCTTCAGGGTACCGTCATCATTCAGAATGTCGATCACATCCATCTGGTCAATTTCCACCAGACGGAGTAGCACATAATCAGCACTGACTCGCAGGCGCTTGTTGCGCTCTTCCATAAGTTCGGCGATCCGTTTCTGGATGCGCTCATCACGCATCATGACACTGGCCTTGACCGCTGCCGTATTAGGTGAGAATCCTGCGTTAATCGCTGCCTGAGTCTGATTCTCAGGGCATTTGGTATATTCCTGCGCGTAAGCCTCCTGCATCGCTGTCAGTGGCTTGTACTGCATTGATTTGCGTTTTGGTGCTTTTGGTTCTGCGGGCATTGTTACCACCGAAGTAATAATTACCGTTTTGGTAATAGTAACACGCAAAACAAAGCCGCCATAGTCGGCGGCCATTGCAATTTATTGTCGATATAGTGACATGTCACACTGATAATTTAGTCTCATGCCAACCACGCGTTACCCAGCACGCCGAATCACCGTCGCATGGACATGAATCAACCGGAAGCGCATCGCCGCACTTACCGCAGCGGTTAGCACTGATTGACTTGATGCGCCCGCGAACCCTGGCATCATCCTGGCGGATAAGCAACGCGATATACTCGTTCATGTCATACGGCGCACGACCAGGGCGACGGGCGGCGCAGTTCCGCGCCAGCATTTCCTGCTCCTGCTCGTCGAGTTGCAATTCCAGTTTGCGGTTACCAGATTCAGCCAGGCGGACCCGCTGCGCGGCTTTGCGCTCTGCTGCGGTTTTAGCCATTTGCATCCTCGTTTACAAACTTACGAGACTCAACCCATGCAATCGCAGTTGCTACCAGTACAGGATGATTGCATGGGATTTCGTCTTCCGGCCCATAACCGAAGTAACACTCAAACCAATTCAGGAAGTTTTTGTCGCTATAGGCTTTGGCTATCATTTCATCTCTAGACATCACTTCACCTCCTGCGGCGGCTCCGGTAGCGGCATCCAGTGGGTTACTTCCTTGAGGTGTAGGTCATTACCATCACCATCATCCCAACAAGGCTTCTCATCATCAAACCAGTCAGCATAAATTCCCACCTGAACATTAGGAATGTTTGCCAGATAATGTGTTCCACTAAAATCGTCAGCTAGTACATATTCACGATCCGGCATTCGCTCACTACAGTTTATCCAACCATCCTGAGTTACTGGAGAGTTGCCATTCACATCGAAATTTGGCTTTGCGTCCTGAACCAGAAGGATGTAACCGTTCTTGGCTGTGTCCAGTTCTGATACCTCGGTGACAGTACCGAAATAGCGATGACCAGCATCAAAATCGCAGGTACTGACGTCTACCGATACTTCCATGCCTTCGATTAATTCTGGCAACTCGTAAGTTTGGCTTACAGGTTCAGTGGTAAGCACTACCAGCGATATACGCGCCAGTTCGCGCAGGTTTTCGCTATACGGTGACGTGTTATCACGACTGATTACGTGGTTCGCCGTATCAATTAAAATCTGTTTTTGCTGTTCTCTGGTAATAGTGGTCATGGTGTACTCCAGTTATCTTCGATAGCCACACTAAGTCGATGCAACCAGTCAGCTAATTTCAGCATTGCTTCGCGTTCGCTAAGCCCTTCCGGAAAATCTTCAAGTTCAACGAAAGGCTTAAACCGTCCGAAGGCGTCGTTCTTAACTGTCAGTTTCTGTTCAAGCGTGGTCTTCTTAACCTTGCTGTGATGCCGCAGAAGATAAACAGACTTAGATTTTTTACTGTCAGGGTCGTATTCGTAAGCGGTTAGAATCATCTGGCTACCGCCGCGATTTACTCCCAGCCACATGGTCATTAATTTTCATCCTTCTGTTCGCTGGCAGCCCGCTCAATACGTATAACCAGTGATTTCATTTCATTTTGCATGAGTTGTCTTAATACCCTGTCACGGCGAAAGCGGCATGGCGATGGACGGTGTTTGATTTTCTCCTTAAATGGTAAAGATGATGCTTTCAGGTATCGTTTATACAGGGAGTTACCCTGCTCCATATCTGACCCTGTTAGCTCTTGAATTGTGCTGCTCTTTCCCATCACTCCCCCCTCACGCCAATGCCAGCGGCGCGTGGCACATTAACTTCCACGATGCGCACAGTTGGTTTGTACATCTCAATCGCTGTCAGCCAGTCAGCGCCAGTCATGCGCTTTTCTGCATCGCCATTAGTCCACTTAACCGGTACACCAATAGCCTTCATCGCGATTTCTATTTCCCCGGCAATGGCACTTTTTCCGCAACCAGTAAAACCAGATACAACGACAAGAACTTCGCCTTTGGCTGGTTTTATTTCCCGTGCTTCCAGTTCTGCTATGCGATTTTTTGCATCCTGCAACTCCAGAAACCATTGTTCAGAATCGTCGCGCATCTGGAGAGTCTGCTCTTTCCACGTAACAGGCCAGAGCGGGCCGCATCCATTCGGGCATGGTTCTGTTTTGCTATCCCCGGCAGTAATTGTGCCAGCCGTCATGTTGATGTTGTTTTTTGTCAACACAAAACCACATCCTGCACAGCGCATTATGCCAGGCGCAATGATGGCTGATTGTTGTTCTGCAATGCGCTTCTCTGCGGCTTCCAGCTTCTTGTAGAGAGCATCCCAGCTTGTCGAGTTATCCATAACCAGCTTTGTAACTCGCTCTTCACGTGATTTGTAATGCTCCAGCTCATCCAGCAGCGCCAGCGCGACTTTCGGGTTAAATGCAGCAATAAATTCAGCGTTGGCCTCAGCATTCGGCTGACAATCAAACCCACCCCACTTAATAACGTTTTCACAGCGCTTATCTCGCGGGGTGTGGATAGAAAAAGTTTTAGTATCGATATCAGAAAATAACGTCCAGGGGCCTTTTGTCGCCTTCTCCGCCACTTCACGCAGCACCTGTTTATCGATTGTCATGCTGCACCGCCTTTGCGAAGCTGGGCGGCGAACTCGTCAGCATCAAAAATCTGGTAGCGCAGGCTCACATGCGCTGCATCAAAAATATTTTCTGAAGTTGTTGGCAATGCGGTGAGTTGCGCCCTGTATTTATCTGCGAACATCTCCACACCCTGCGCACGCACCTCAGCCAGAAAAGCGTCGGTGGCCGGGGTCTCAGTGAAATCGTCCTCCCACGTATCGCCAACGTCCTCGCACTCGCGACGACAATATTCGTTGAATTCGACCTCTGCTTTTTTCAGCCCCGCATTCTCCGCCGCCAGCGCATTACTGCGAGCAAGCTGTACATCCAGTTGCGATGCCAGATCGCTAATCAGTTGCGCCACGCTTCGAACGTCGACGGCGCCGCACGATGCTTTCAGTTCAGCCGCGCGCTCATGCCCTAACTTCGCTAACTCAATGATATTGCTTACCATTATTACCCTCACTTACCCGTATAAGTTATTGATTAGTTTGATAACTAAAAGGATCATCGATTTAGAACTCTTCGATGTTCCACCCGCCACCCGCTTTCTTTGGCTTAGCCGTTACCCCGATGATGCGAAACGGGTACTGGTCTGCGGCGACTTTGGTTTTCACCCTGGCGTCGTCGGTCCAGAAACCTTTCACCTCGTGCAGTTCCATCTCGCCGGTAGTGATCATCACTGCGAAATCTGGTGTGTAGAACGTGTTGTCAGCCAGTCGCAACTTGATGCCTTCGAACCGATACCAGACCACTTCCCCGGCATGCTTGCGCAGTTCCAGATGCTGGCAGTAAGCCGATTCGGTTTTATTCATCTGGCCCGTCTTGAGCCTTCCTAGTGCCTGCAACTGCCTTTTCATGATTTACCCCTCAGGTAATTTAAAACCACAAGTGAGTTAAGTTCAATAGCAATGCGCATATTTTATTACCTTTTTGGTAATTCACTAGATGTAAAAAAATGCGCTACTGCGATGCCGGTGTTAACCGCGAAAGCCAGGAGGGATCTCGCTGTCTGGTTCTGGTACTGCGTTAACGTCACGCTGCTGCGTTCTAGCTGGCTTTTCCCTGGACAGTTGAACACTGCGCGCCAGTTTCTGCTGCCACTGGTCGTGATGGAATGCCTTACCCTCAGCTTTCCAGTACGTGATGAAATCTGCCAGTTCAAATGGCGTCACATCGGTTTTAAGGTTTACCCCCCATAGGGCAGCTCGTTTGGTGAAATCAGGATCCGGCGTCCAGCTATCCAGCATAGTGAATTTACCCATCGCTCCTGATCCGCCTTGTGGGACATATCCATCAATCACCGAATTTGTTGCATGGGGATCGGGTTTTCCACCTCCAGAGTTATCCACAGGCTGATTTTTCGCGTCTCCTATGTGTGGGGTTTTATCTTTTAGATCTTCTCTTCTCTTCTCTTCTCTGGTCCGCTTTTTGTCCGCTTCTGATGCGGACGCTTTGCGGACATTTCTCTTCCTGTCTGCGTCCTGTGCTCGGCGCTTGGCTGACTGTCCGTTATGGGCTTCAAAGCGCGGCATTACTAGGCTTTCGCCTTCTTCTTCCAGCCACCCGACAGCCATCATTGCACGCGCAAATCCGGGGAATCCGATCAGGTCGTCGAGAGTCTCCGCACTGTATCCGTCAAGAAAACCGTCAACAGAGTGGACATCGAAAAGACACCATGCGGAATGTAGTCCGCCAACTATCCGCAATCTGTCCGCTTTCAATGCGGACGCCATGCGGACAACTTTAGGGTGCGTGTGCAGGTCAGCACGCATTTTGATCCAGTCACCGGCCATAGCTAACCCCCATATAAGCCCGGATGAATTCAGCCGCAGCCTGTGCGTTTATGGCATTTCCGTAACCCTTAAGTCTGCCTGTGCGGTTGCGGCCTGCCATTGCTCGTAATGAGGACTTGCCGTGTCCCAGGCTTTTGGCAAACCTTGCAACCAGCGGGAATGTGCCGGATTCAACTGGACGCCATTGCCCATCTCGACAAAAGAGCCAGTCCGCATCTCGCCAAAAACCGTTAACCTCAAGGGGCCTGCTGTGTAAGCTTGCCGAGGTAACTGATCCAGCCGCTCCTTCCCACCCCGCTGCGCCGTCATTCCCGAAGTGTCTTTCCAGTCGCGAGTGGTCGGCGTAACCCATCCCGCCAGTAACGCTGTGCCCGGCAACTTCAGGAACACTTTTGGCGACCCGTTCTGATTCTTCCAGCTGTAGCAATGAGTCGACCCGGTTGAGTCGTTCGCCACTGGTGTTTGCCAGCCTGTCAGTCGAGCTGCTCCGGAGACGTGCTGTAATCCCCGTTTCGTTTCCGGCTGCGGATTCGTATTCGCTACTGGCGTTGGCCACCCAGTAGGCCCGCTCTCTGATGTGCGGCGCACCGATGCCCGCTGCCGAAAACGGAACAAGCCCGAAGGCGTATCCCATTCCTTCCAGGTCTGTTTGTACAAGGTCGAACCAAGCATTTGCGTTACCTGCTGCAACCTGTTCGCCAAAGACATGCTGAGGTCTGCACTCGCTGATGAGGTGGAAGAAAGCAGGCCATAGGTGCCGCTCGTCAGCAAACCCATCTCCTTTGCCTGCCGCGCTGAAAGGCTGGCACGGGCAGGAGCCTGTCCACACTGGTTTATCGTCTGGCCATCCGGCGAGGCGGAGGGAATGGGACCAGACGCCAATCCCGGCGAAGAAGTGGCACTGTGTGAATCCTCGCAGGTCGTCAGGTGTGACATCTTCAATACTCCTTTCATCAACTTCTCCCGGGGCGATATGACCGGCAGCGATTAGGTTACGCAGCCATTGAGCTGCAAATGAATCAATTTCGTTGTAGTAGGCTGCTGGGATCATGCTGCCTCTCTTGCCATTCTGGCTGCCTTCATTTTTTCGGAACGAAGCTTTGCCTGTCGGCGTGCCCGTTCGTTATTGCACTGCACACACTCCCCGCTCAGGGTGTAACGCTCGCTATCATGACCGTGGATGCATTGCTTCCCGGTGTAGAAGCGAGTAAGGCCCAAATCGAGAGCCTCACGCTGGGTGATTCGCTTCATCGGATTACCTCTTTGTTATTTATCTTTGGTAATTTTGCACTAAGGCGAAAAAAGATCAACCATATATGGTTTTTATTACCTGAAAGGTGTTTTATGCAGGAAGGAGCCGCCAGGAGATGACGGCATTGATGTGTTCGGAGGGATTATCGGTCGTAGAAGAAGAGCACTAATTCAGGTTTTGACTTTGTCCATTCGCGGGAACGACATGCTTTAAACAGTCCGTCCATCAGTCGCTTACCAGGCATCTTGCGGCGCCCAGTCAGGTGAGTCTGGATGTAATGACTGGTGGTTCCGGCTTCATCTGCAAATGCTTCACGCTCATCAGGAGACAGTCCCAGCCAGTGCTTTTTGAAATCAAATTTTTTTTCGTCACTCATATTTTGCTTATCTCAGCCTGTCTATTCATATCTGAATTATTACCTTTCTGGTGAAAAAATCAATGATTATTACCGTTATGGTAACTTTACCTTTATGGTAATATTCATTTAAATTTAGTCAGTTAGGTAACATTAAATGGACAAATACAATAGCTATGAAAAGTATTTATGACATAAGACGCAAAAACCTTAACGAAATCATTCGCCGGGATTTCGATGATACCCAGCTGCGCTTTGCAGAACGGGTGAAGCGTTCGCAGAACCTGGTCAACCGGTGGTGCACTGGCATCAAAAACATCGGGCCGAATGCCGCGCGTATCATTGAAGAAGCGGCGCGCAAAGAAAAGTTCTGGCTTGATGTTGATCACGAACTGGACGCAGTACAGGCTGATATCTTTATTCCGGCCACTGATGATGGCGAATGGACTGTAGAGAAACAGGCTGCAGCCACGCTCAATGCCTGGATGAGAAAGAACACCGAGATGACATCCGAAAAGAAAGTTGCTGTAGCAGCTGGTATTGGCCCGGCCACAGTTAACCGGATTATGAAAGCGGAAGTCAGCACAACCATCGGCGTTCTTTCCTCCCTGGCGCGCGCGTTCGGGCATGAAGCATACGAGATGATTATTCCCGTCGGCGCTCCTGGTGTTATCGACTACGACCACCGGATGTATGCAGCTCTGCCGCAGGAAGAGAAAAACAAGATCACCTCATTCATCAACTTCGTGTTTGAGCAAAACAAAAGCAAGTAAACCCCCGCCATTCTGACGCTTTACCTGCCCGATGGCGGTAAGCTCGCGCCTCAATTAATTACCAAAATGGTAATTTTTTTCTCGTCATACCTATTGACACAATCACTTTTTGATCTGATTATTACCCAAAAGGTAATACAAGAGCGCATCGCTCGGGCAGAAACCACCACTTCGTGGCTTTCCTGCATCGTCAAGTATTACCAAAATGGTAATAGAGAGGTTCATATGCAGTGGAAAGTCATCAATGGTTGGTACTGCGTTACAGCTTGCGGGCTGATGAGCTGGAAGTTCCGCACGCTGAGTGAGGGCATGAAATGGGCATTTACCAACAAGGTTGCGCACGAAGTTGCCAACGATAACGGGATATGGGGGTGAGCAAGTGAGCGAATTAGCAATTATCGAAATTGCGCCAGATATGGCGCCAAGCATTTACGTAGAAAACGGTCTGGAAAAGTTCCTCGAACAGATCCGCGAAAGCGTTAAGGAAGTTCCTGACCTGAGTACTGCCAAAGGTCGTGCCCGCATTGCATCTCTGGCAGCACAGGTTTCTCGCAGTAAAACAGCAGTTGAAAAGCCTGGTCGCGATTACCTTCGTCATCTGAAAGAAGCAGTCAAACCTGCTGAGGCTGAGCTTCGTCGATTTGTATCAGCTTGCGATGAGATGCGCGATGAGGTTCGCCGCCCACTTACCGAATGGGAAGCAGAGCAGGAACGCATCAAGGCTGAAGAAGCCATGAATGTGCTGCACGCCGAAGCACTGGAGATGAACATCAAGTTCGATCAGGAGCGGGCTGCCAAGTTCGAAGCGGATCACGAGATGGCCCTGCTGATGAACGAAAAACATGACCGTGAAGCAAAAGAGAAAGCTGAAGAAGCCGAACGCCAGCGCATTGCTCATGAAGAAGAGTTAAAGCGTCAGGCAGCAGAAAAGGCCAAGCGCGAAGCCGAAGAGAAAATAGAGCGTGAACGCGCTGAAGCTTCCCGTCGTGAGGCTGAATTAAAGCTCAAGGCAGAGCAGGCAGAGCGTGAACGTATTGCCGCAGATCAAAAAGCGGAAGCAGAGAAGAAGGCCGCAGCTGAACGTGCCGAGCGCGAAAAGCAGGAGGCTATCGAAGTAGAGAAACGCAAGGCGCAGGAAGAAGCCGATCGCATTAAGCGTGAAGCTGAAGCAAAGGAGGTTGCTCGCCTTGCTGAAGAAAAACGTATCGCTGATGAAGCAGCAGCACGCGCTGCTGATGTAGAGCACCGTCTGGCCATTAATGCTGCTGCGGTCCAAGCGCTAATTGACCAGGGTATTCCTGATGACTGGGCGAAGGCATGCGTTGTCGCTATCGCTCGCGGGAAAGTTCCAGCAACAACCATTAACTACTGAGGTGGCTATGCACATTCAGCAATTCAATAACCTGAAAAAAATAGCATCTCAGTTCAGCAATGACTATCAACTGTCATCTGAAATGTATGACCGCCACGTTGAGCTGATCGAAGCAGTTGCTGGTTGCGAAATGGAAGAGTCATTCGAGCGAGCGCTGCTGCGCTCAGGAGTACGTAAAGAAATCATCGACGCAGCGCGTGAAAGTTGCGAGTTCGAAGAACTGATAGCGTCAGTCAAACGTGAATTAACTGGCGTCATCGCCCGTCTTGACCTGGCTGACCAGATCGACAGCAAAAGGAATGCGGCATGAAACCAACGCTCCTCTCATTGCTGCGCGGTGGAAAACACAGCATCCGAGACATGGCAAAGATTCTTGGTATTTCAAGATCGAAGGTTTCTTGGTTCATCGCTGAGCTTGAACGTCGCAAATGGGTAGAAGTAACCAGGTGCGCAATATGGTTTCACGATGGAACCCGCTCCAACAAGCAGAACGAATACAAGGTGAAGTTATGAATACCGGTATCTATTTCGACATCAGCAACGAGGACTACCACGCCGGCGACGGCGTGAGTAAGTCTCAACTGGATATGGTGGCCAAGAACCCTTGCCTTCTGAAATGGGTGAAGGCTGCTCCGGAAGACGAAGAGAAGAAGTCCGCACTGGACATGGGGACTGCTCTGCACTGCCTGCTGCTTGAGCCAGAGGAATTCGATAAACGTTTCATCGTAGCGCCGGAATTTAACCGTCGCACCAATCAAGGAAAAGCGGATGAAGCCGCATTCCTGAAAGACGTTGCCAGTATGGGTATGACGGTAATGGATACCGAACAGGGCCGGAAGCTGAAACTGATGCGCGACAGTGCAATGGCTCACCCGGCGGCGCGCTGGATGCTGGAAGCGCCAGGCCACTGCGAAGCATCGATGTACTGGAATGACGATGAGACTGGCGAACTGTGCCGCATCCGTCCTGATAAATGGCTGAATGAGCACAACGTGATCGTCGACGTGAAAAAGGTTGCAGACATGGATCGCTTTGCGCGTCACATCGAGGAATTCCGCTACCACGTCCAGGACGCCATGTACAGAGAGGGTGCACTGAAAGTAACCGGGCAGCCACACGGATTCTTCTTCCTGGCTGTGAGCGAAACCATCGACTGCGGTCGATACCCGGTCCGCGTATTTGAACTGGATGCGCCGGACGTTGACGCCGGGCACCAGTTATTCCGCCGGGATCTGAACACCTATCACGAATGCCGCATCAGCGATGAATGGGGTGGCGTGGAAATTATTAAACGCCCTGAATGGGCACGCAAACAGGATATGTACGTATGAGCAACGAAATTGCAATCACCAATGATGTGTTGGCTATTCGGGGGATCGATGAAGTTACATGGAGTGCTCTGAAAAACAGTATTTACCCTGGGGCAAAAGATGAATCGGTAATGATGGCTGTCGATTACTGCCGGGCGCGTCAACTCGATCCTCTTCTTAAGCCGGTACACCTGGTACCAATGAGTGTTAAAGACTCGAAGAGTGGAAGGAATGAATGGCGCGACGTGGTCATGCCTGGCATTGGACTTTATCGCATTCAGGCCGACCGTTCCGGCGATTACGCAGGCGCTAATGAACCTGAGTTCGGTCCAGATGTAACACAAACGCTTTCAGGCGTGGAGGTTACCTTCCCCAAGTGGTGTAAGTACACAGTCAGCAAGCGAATGGCAAGCGGGGAAATCGTAGAGTTTAGCGCCAAAGAATACTGGATCGAGAACTATGCAACTGGTGGGCGTGACACTTCAGCACCAAATGCCATGTGGAAAAAGCGCCCTTATGCGCAGTTAGCAAAATGCGCAGAGGCACAGGCATTACGTAAAGCATGGCCTGAGATTGGCCAACAAGCCACCGCAGAGGAAATGGAAGGTAAATATATTGACTCACCAGACATTATTGAACGTGACGTAACTCCAAGAAATCAGGCAAAGCACGGCACAGCATCCAGCATGAACAGCCTGATCAACTCAAAACCAGAGCAGAAGCAGGAAGATCGTCAGCAGCATAAAGACGATCGCGGTCCTGAAGAGATTCTGCACGCATTTTCCGGTGCGGCGATGAACTACAACACCCAGGCAGACCTGGACAAAGCGTACAAATACGTTGCTCAGAAACTGGCAGGAGATGATGACCTGCTGGCAAAAGCAACCGACGTTTACACCATCCGCTGTGACGAACTGAACGAAGTACCGATGTAACCACCACTGCGGCGCCGCGCGCGTCGCAAATGCAAGAGAGGTAATTATGAAAAGAGCATTTGGCAAAAAGGAACTGATGGCAGTGGTGCCGGTATCTATGAGCACCATTGACCGCATGGAGCGCAATGGCGAGTTCCCGCAGCGTTTCTGGATCACTGATAAGCGTTGTGCATGGAACGCTGAAGAGGTTGAGAACTGGCTTGATGAACGTCAGGCCACCAGCCCAGCAGAGTTCACCGGAAAAAAGCCGCCGGTTGATCAGCGTGTTTACCGCCCAGTAAGTAACGCCGCATGACAGCGCTGATCAGGCACTGGGGAAAATGGTCAGGATGGTACTTATTCCTGACCGCTGTTTCCGCCTGGCTGTATCTGCTGGCGGTAATTTTCAGAGAAGGCTGGATCAGATGAGCAAATTAACCCGTCTTGAAAAGTATCACCTGAACTATGTGTCTCAGCGTCAGGCGTCAAAGGTTGTCGCCGTAACTCCGGCAGCAATGGAGGTAGAAAAGCGCGCTGTTGAGCGTGAATCGAAAGGCCAGTTCCGCATTGCAGCCAGGCTCTGGTTGCTGTGTATGGATGTTGCGGTTGGTGAAGTTGAACGCGCAAGAATAGCGATACGCCGTGATCAGTGCATATCGAAAGGCAATGGAATGCGCCGTGGAGAATATGCAGGGATCGGATGTCGCGGGGTGGTGTATGACTAATCATCAAGACGATATCACCGTTGGAATGGTGACATTAATTTATTCGACGAAGTATGGAGGCTGGTTAACTCCAGCCAAACTGATTATTCGCAACCCTATTGCAGCTCAGAGGGTAGCTGAAAAGCTGAATGAATCTCTTAAGGTTCGTCCAATTAAGGCAGGTATGGCATGACCGGTAAATACACTCTTATCTACGCTGACCCGCCTTGGGTCTACCGTGATAAAGCCGCCGACGGTGACCGCGGGGCAGAATTCAAATATCCGGTAATGAACGTGCAGGATATCTGCCGTCTTCCAGTGTGGGATCTGGCTGCCGATAGTTGCCTGCTGGCAATGTGGTGGGTACCGACACAGCCGGTTGAAGCGCTCAAGGTAATCGAAGCGTGGGGCTTCCGCCTGATGACCATGAAGGGATTCACCTGGCATAAGACGAATAAGCACAAAGGAAACAGCGCGATCGGCATGGGGCACATGACCAGGGCGAACAGCGAAGACTGCCTGTTTGCGGTGCGCGGGAAACTTCCTGCCCGCATGGATGCCTCAATATGCCAGCACGTCACCGCACCGCGCATGGAAAACTCCCGCAAGCCTGACGTCATCCGCGAAAAATTGGTGCAATTGCTGGGCGATGTGCCTCGCATTGAGTTATTCGCCCGTCAGTCGTCGCATGGCTTCGATGTTTGGGAGAATCAGTGTGATGGTGCGGCGGTTGAACTGCTGCCAGGCTGTGCGATTGAGATTTCCTAATGCAGACAGAATAATTCTGCTTACCCAATCCTACGCCTCATCATCCGCATGAATTGGCGATCAGGGTTGACGGGCAGATGCGACGGGACTTAGGATTGTCAAAACTTTTCGTTTGGCATACCTATGGAACCAAGAAAGTCATTTATACCCGAACCACTTTTCCTCATCTTCGTTGTGTTATCATGCATTTCGTTGATAAGTATCATGATGGGATGGCTGAAACCCAACCCGATAATACTCATAGGCGACATTATCGTTATTGGTGCGTTCTTATGGGAACAGACCATGAAAAGATTCAAATCCTGATTTCACCAATCCTCATAAATCAAAATAAGCCCGTAAGGGCTTTTTTGTCAGCAATTTCGTCTTTCAGCAAGTCTATCCCATTCGAATTGTGAATCTTTTAAGCCAGAAATAGTCTTCACATTATCTTTTCTTTTCATACATCCCGCTGGCGGCTTTATTTTTGCTGCTGCCACACCTCAAACTTCGACGGGGAGAACGGCACCAGATCGGTGTGTTCCCCGTTAATCCAGGCATCAACCATATCCGCCCACTGCTGCAACATGTAGGCGCGCTGCCTGGCATACTCCGCTTTGTTATACACCGCACGCACTCCCTTCTGTTCATGCGCCAGCGCCTTTTCAATCCAGTCTGATGGATAACCAGCTTCATGCAGCAGAGTGCTGGCTGTTCGGCGAAGGTCATGCACGGTGAAGCCATGTATCTTCTCGTCGTCTTTGTTTATGGCCTCCACCGTCCTGTCTATCAGCGAGTTCAGCGCGGCGTTCGATAATGGCTTGCGGAAGTTGTAGCGCCCAGGAACCAGGTATTCACTGCCGCCTGCACACATCTGCAACCCCACCAGCAAATCCTGAGCCTGCTTCGGAAGATAAATCACATGCGCGCGCCCAGCTTTCATCCGGTCAACAGGGATCGTCCATGTCCACTTCGTGAAATCGATCTCTGACCACGTTGCGGAAATAAACTCATTTTTGCGAACCATCGTCAGCAGCACCAGCTTTATCGCCATCTTCATGGTTCCCATTGCTCCGACATCGTCCAGTGCGCGAAAGAAAATACCGACCTCTTCCGGCGACAGCGTGCGCTCACGCGGCTTAAACATGGCTATTGATGAAGGCTTAATGTCAGCAGCCGGATTAAACAGGCCGTGACCTCGGTCATTGGCATAACGGTATACGCTGCTGATTATCTCTCTGGCCTGCACTGCTGTAGCCCGGCCACCACGTTCAACAATGCGATCGCACAGGTCACGAACCATGCCGGTGGTTATCTCAGCCATCATCTTGTTACCCAGAACCGGCATGATATCGCGTTCGATAACGGCCTGTTTCATTGCCCGGGTACTGTCAGCCAGAATGACGTGCTTCATATAGCTGTCGGTATGTACCGCGAATGTCTCAGCCCCGCGTATCTTTTTGATACCGTCACGTTTAGCCGCAGCAGGCGAGTGGCCTGACTTCAGCAGCTTCTTTGCAGCAATGAGTTCTTCGCGTGCTTCTGCCAGGCTGATACCGTCACGACCATACTGACCAATGACCAGAGTTTCCCGTCGTCCGTTAATGCGGTAGTCGTACCGGAACGAGACAGAGCCGGAAGTAAGCACAGCGACATACAGCCCATCACGATCAGAAACCTTATACAGTTTGTCCTGCGGTTTGAGGTTTTTTAATTTGGTATCAGTAAGCAC